GAGGGCGTCCCGCACCGTCTCCTGCGCGGAGCGGCCTGCGGCGTCGGCGATCGCCTCTTTGTCCCCGGCCATGCTGCCGAGGTACTCCGTGCGGTCGATCGAGGTCGCGGTGTACTTGCCGACCACCTCCTCAAGGTGCGTGACGAGGGTTGACTGCGCAGACCGCTCCTCGACGCCTACGTTGAGGATCTTGCCGAGGCGGACGAACAGGCCCGCATTAGTTCCGGTGTAGTCGATTGGCATGGCTCTTGAAGGGTAGGAGATCGTTCAGGCGTTGCTGCCGCGCCTTGCAGCCGCAGCCGCCGGACGCTCCGGGATAAGCCGGAGCGGACGTGTCGATCCTGCGGCGGCTCCACAGGGCACGCACGCGCCCCGCAAGGCGCTCGGCGACGTCGATGCGCCCGAGGAAGGCGACGCGGATGCAAGCGGCCACGAGGTCGCCTAGCCCCCGCATCGGCTCGCCCATGACCGGACGTCGGATTGGACACGACTGGCACCGCGTGCCGTCGATCGCGCCGTACCGAGTGCACCGCGCTGCGCAGTCCGTCGCGCGCCAGCGGGTGCAGTTGGCGACCTGCAGCGGCTTGCCGTTGCAAAGGATGATGGTCAGTAGCGCGCTCACGAGATCACCATGACCGGGGAGGCTACGAGGGTGCTCGTGAACTTGCGCTCTCCGCCCGGCATGATCCCGTCAGGGCAATCAGCGGAGAACGACCGGACCTGCGACGGAGGCCCGCCGTTGAGCGCGTCAGACCACAGGTACGTGCCGCGCACCGTGTCGCCGGGGAATCGGCACAGCTTCTCGTAGAACATGGTGTAGGTCAGAGGCACCGCATTGAAACCTGCGCTGCACGGCTCGCAGTTGCGGTAGGTGCGCTCGCTGACCTGCCTGAGCTCTATCTGCAAGTACGACTTGGCCTGGACCAGATTGCCCGGCACGCCGCCGATTCCGCAGACGGTGAGCCATACGTTCTGCACCGCGATCAGGATGGCGGACTCGTCGGCGGTCGGGTACTCGGGGAACTGTGTTGGCGGGCAGTTGCCGCCGCATGGCACGCCGCCCTCGTCGCAGGCGCACACCACGCCTTGGCACGGATCCTGCGGCACAAGCCTGTATGTGTCCTCGCACCACCACAGCGGCAGCTCGCTCTCGACGACAAGCCGCTCGACCGCTGGGCATCCCGTGTAGGTGCAGCATGGATACATATACGTGCACCGTCCCGTGGTGCTCGTCGCCGACCCGATCACGTCTCCGAGCTCGAGGCCTGGGCACACCTGCTGCTTCTGTATGTTCCATCCGCTGCCGCCAAACGGACCCGGCGGGATGCGCAGGATCGTCGCGCCGCCGAACAGGGCGCCGCCCATGAGCCGAGCGCCGCAGCAGTCCGCACCCGAATACGAGAGCGACACCGCGCCGGACACCTGAAGCTGCTCGAAGTCCTCGCCGCTCGATGCCTGCCCGTACTCAATGCAAAGGCACGGCGTTGGCGCAGGGGCGCAGCAGCAGCCAGACGCCGCCGCGACCGCATGCGCGCTCATGGGAAGGTGACGCCGTACACCGCGACGACCACCTTGTCGCCCGACACGTACAGCGCCTCTCCGGGCGACAGCGGCAGCGGGTGCGTCAGGAACTCGGCGACGTTCTTTGATGTGATCGCCACGTTGTACGCGATGCTGTTTGCCGTAGTTGCCGCCGTCTCGCCGCGCGATAGGTGGTGGATCTCGTAGGTGCCGTTGTTGTTCGTCGGAGCCGCGATGCGGATCGACGTGATGATCGCCTTGCCGCCGTTGGTGATCTGGATCACGGGCTCTGGCGCGGAGGTCGATGGGTTGCCGATGTAGAGCAGGCGCGGAGTCATGTGAGCTTGAGCCCCTTGTCGAGCATGATGTTGGCGATCGCTGCGTCGGCGTCGCGGATCTCGACGCCAGTGCCGTACTGCGCCTGCGCGGCAATGCCGCCGACGCCGCAGGTGCACTCGGCATCGAACGCCACTGGCACGAGCGTCACCCATGAGTTGTCGGGGTAGTCGGCGTTCGGCCCCGTCTCGCCTATGACCTGCTGCAGCCACACCACGCGGTCGAGGTCGATGGGCCTGGGCGTGATCGCGGCGCACTCGATGCTCGCCGTCGTCGCGCCATAGTGGTCCTCCACCTCGTAGATGTTGCGGAACTCCACCTCCTGCTGCGTGCCTGCACCAAGGAACCGCGCCTTGTAGAGCCCGTTGCCTAGCGACTGCGTGACGCGGCCGAGACGAAGCGCCCCGCCTGCGAGCCCGCCGAGAGCGACGTAGACGACCTGCTTGTCCTCGGCGTTGCCGGTCACGGCGTACGGAGCGAGGTGCGCCATGACCACAGTGCCGGCGGCTAGCGTCGGCTCGTCCTCGAAGCGCACGAGGTATCCGCCGCTCGCGCTGCCGATGCCGCCCTCTGCGCTCTCGGAGTCCACGCACGTCCCGACAGAGATGTCGCCAACCGGGTTGATGCGGAGGAAGATCTCCTGAAACGGGTACGAGACGGTTCGGATGCTGCTCTCGCCGCACGACTCCGCCTCGCCAGCACGCTTGCCCTGCCCGGTGATGCGCGCGAGGATCGTCTCGCGAATGCCCTCGGGCATTGACTGCCTGCCTTCCACCTTCGCCTGCAGACGCTCCACAGCCGCCTGCAGCTCGTTGAGCCGCTGCGCTGTCAGGGCGCCGATCTGGAAGTTCTGGAAGCGGCGGAAGCCCATCGGGTCACTCCGAGAACACCTGCCACTGGATGTTGGCGGTGCCGTTGGTCGGCTCGATCACGCGCGCGACCGGGCTCGTGCCAGTTGATGCCGACAGGCGAAGCACCGCAGGCTCGCCGGCGTTGAGCTGCTGGAACGGGTGGAAGTTCGTGCCGTCGTACGTGCCGAGCTCGACCTCGGTGCCGGTCGTCAGGTTGACGAAGTTCGCCATCCCTCGCGTGGTCACGTCGATGAGCAGCAGCGCCTCGGTGTTGGTGCTGATGTTCTGCACGCCGCCTGCGGCAGCGTTGCCGGTGAGGTTGATGTTGGCCGTAGGAGGGCTGAACTGGTAGCGGAGCGACCCCTTGGAGACGCTCATGTTGACCGATAGGGTGATCTCGTTTGCCATGTTTGTCCTTACGGGATCTGCGCGAAGTAGGAGGTCAGGTTGCGGAACTCTGTGACGATCGGGAACGGCTGCACCCAGGAGACGATCTTGGCGTGCCCCGTGCCGCCGTCGCCCTGCCCCTGCAGGTCAAGCACGACCGACCCGTTCGGGTGGCGCTTGGGAACCTGCAGCAGGTGGTAGAAGAAGTCGACGTCGAAGTTGAAGGTGATCTGCCACTTGCCGGGGCTCGTGATCGCGCCCTCGGCGCCGACGAACACGGCCGTACCGATCTCGCAGTCGAGGAACTTGGTCTTGTTCCGCGTGCCGAGGTATCCGCGGTAGATGTCCGGGCGCGGCCTGTTCGACGACATCACCTCGAGCTGTATGCGCTGCTTGTGGTTGACGACGCTTGTCGGGTTGCCCGCCACGTCGATGCGGATTCCGCCGATGTCGCTGTCGACTGTGCCGACCGCGAACCTCGGGCGGGCCTCTGCGTCGAGCTTGGGCCCGCCTGCCTGCGCGTTGGCGTCGTCGCCGCTGTTCCACTGCCGCCACGCGTCCTCGAACTGCGCCTCCATGCTCGTGCGCATGGAGATGTAGCCGACGTCGTTGGGCGCCAGGTTCGGCGTGATCGGGTCCGCGCCCTGCTCGCGGTAGGTGATGCGGACGATCCACGCCTGCGTGACGTTGGGGTCGCGCTGGATCTCGTAGTCGAACACGCGCAGGTCGACAGCCGGCAGGAAGAAGCCGCCTGACGGCCACGCCGACAGCTTGGCCGGGAGAATGCCGTTGTTGATGAGCCCGAGGACAGCACCCTCGCTGTCGTACGGATGGACGTGGTACTCGCGGACGCCGACTGGCTGGCCGCTGCCGTACGTGATCCGACGCGAGGTTGTCAGCTCGATGATCGCCATTTCAGTTGCTCGCCGTGAGCTTGCGAAGCTCCTCGGTTGCGTCGCGGATCTGCATCATCAGGTCGACCTGCTTGGTGACGTTGCGCGCGATCTCGGCCTGAGCGTCCGCGCCCATCTGCGCGAACTTGAACGTCCCCAGCGCCGTCTGCGCCTGCCCCATCGTGCCGCCCATCTGACGGGACAGCTGCTCGGACAGCATCTCTCCACGGCTCGGCTGCGGTTGCGCCTGCTGCATTTCGCGCTGGAGCCGCGCAATTCGATTCTCCAGATCCCGTTGGCGCTGCTGGCCTTCTGCGGGAACGAAACCGCCGCCACGACCGAGCTGGAAGTTGCCGCCGCCAAGCTGCTCGGGCACAGGTATCTGCGCACTCTGCAGGAAGTTGAAGATCGCCTCTCCGGCACTCACTCCGAATATGTCCGATGTCCCGGCCCTCTGCTGGGCCGCGAACAGTGGACCGAGGATCGGCAGGCTCTTGCCGATCTCGAAGTTGAGCTGCTCGAGGACTTGGTAGAGATTCTGATTCTTCTGGATGCCATCGGCAATGCCGCGCGCGAGCTGGTCGCCTATCTGCAGCGCGAACGCCGGCCCGGCGAATCGCATGAACACGCCCTCGATGCCAGCGCCCCACTTCTGCGCAAACCTGTCGGTCTGCTGCGTCATGCGCATGGTGCTCTGCGCCACCTGCGCCTCGGCCTGTCGCAATCCGGAACCGAGCTGCGCCGTGTTGACGAGCGTGTCGATGATGAGCGACGGGTTGCCGCCGGCAATGCTCATTCGTGGAGTCTCCGCATGTCTGCCTCTACTCTAGCGCGGTGGTCCACCTCATCCTCCTTCGTGCCGTTCTCGCGCTTGAGGATGTGCGAAAGCGCCTCGCCCCACGCCTCAAGGTCTGGCATCTCGAGATCGAGCGGGTTGCCGAGCCCCGGCAGGTAGCGCGCTATCGCCGCGAGATTCTGCCGCCAGTCCTCGTCGGATGGCGGCCCTAGACGTTTCCCTCGTCGGCCTGCGCCTTGATCTCCCAGCCGCACGCCCGCATGGCGAGGATCGCCACGGCGTCCGGGTCAAGACCCTCAAGGGCAGCGTAGAGCTCGTCCTTCTCGACGCCTGCGTTCTGCGCGGCGCGCTCGAGCACCATCGTCCCGCCGTCGTAGGTCTTGCACATCTCGAGCAGGAGCGAGTACGCGCTGCGCCTCGATGCGTAGTCCTGCACGGCCTGGGCCACCTCGAGCGGCGACGCGCCTGCACGGCGGAGCGCCTGCTCGTGCTCCTGCTGCCGCGCGGCGAGCCACCTGTAGGTGAGGTCGTTCCAGTCGCGCAGCGTCAGGAAGCGCAGCGTCAGCGATCCGATGGTCAGCGGTGCTCTCATAGTGTGCGCGATCGTAACCAGTCGTTGTCGATGCGGACGCAGCGCTCTACCTCGTTGCGTCGCTCGGCCTTGATCCACTCGAGCCCATGAGCGGTTAGGCGCAGCGCGCTTGCCACAGCAGCTATTGCCTCGTCGCGCGTGACGTGCGGAGACACGTAGAGCCGAAACGACTGCCCGTAGTTCGATCCCGTGACTACCCAGTCCGTCTCGGTCGTGACCGCATCAAGCGTCGGGAAGCCCGGTATGGGCGTGCCGATCACGCTCGCCTCTCTCCTCATGCGCTATCAGCTCCAGACGATGGTGAACGGGGATCCGCTCGTGGCGCTCGACGCGAGGTTGAAGTTGAAGGTGATCGAGCTGTCGCCGGTCTTCGTCACGTTGGCGGAGATGTTGTCGACCACCACGTTCGCGACGATCGTGTTCGTGCCGCTGGTGTTGTTGCGCGCGGTCAGCGTGATCGTGGTTCCTGTCCCGTGCGTCATGGCGACAGGGAAGTTGGCTGACGCGAAGCCGGAGGTACTGTCGAGCACGCCGCCCGCGCTGCCGGTCATGTCCCACACGCCGAGCAGGCGGTTGCGGCCCACGTTGTCGAACCCGGTCACGTCGCTCATGGCGCGCGAGATCGTGGCGCTCCAGGTGTTCAGGGTGCCGACGATGCCGGCGGATGCGACGTTGCCAGTGTTGCCGTTCAGTGCTGCCATTAGGCGATCCTCGTGGTAAAGAGCGAGTAGGTCGTGCTCATGACGATGAACTCGTCGGTCGCTGATGGTACGCCGCGAGAGATGCACTGCATCGCGGTCGTGCCGTACGTGCCGCCGCCCACCGTCAGGTTCTGCTGGTCGAGGAGCGTGTAGAGCGCCTCCTCGATGTCCATAGCGACCGCGGCGCCCGCCTTGGCCTCGCAGTAGATGTCAAAGGTCACCGTCCCGCGCAGGATGCGCGAGGCGTCGAACTGGTCCTCGTTCTCGATGCCCTCGAGCGTCCAGACGGCGAGCGGGAAGGCGGTGTTCTGCGGCGCCTCAACGTGGTAGTAGCGGCCGCCCACGAGCGCGTGGAACGACCCAGCGCCCTGTGCGCTCGCGAGTCGGGTGTTGATGGCGGCGGCGACGGCTTTCATGCGGTGCGAGCTCCGAACCCTGACAAGCGTAGACGGTTGCGCATCATGCGCTGCGCAATCGGCTTCATCTTGGCGATGCTCGGGCGGACGTACGGGCGGGGCAGAATCCTGCGGTAGCCGTACTCGAGCGCCCGCGCGTAGACCGCCATGATGCCAATGCTCCAGCCCTTCATGGTCCCGCGCGTCACGCGAGTCGGCTTGGCGAGCTGGATCGTCCGGCGCAGGTTGGTCGTGTCGGGCGCGGGCGGGTCGCCCGGAGCCGATGCCCGGTGCACGCCGGCGGCGCGGAGGTTCCTGTGCCGGGCTCCGCGCGCTCGGGTCATGACCGTACGGATATTCGACGCCGTGCCTGCTACGCCGATCCTGCGGGCTGCAAACGGGGTCGCAGCACCCACGCGCGCAAGCGACTGCTCGCCGCTGGGCGAGATGGCGTACAGGCGACCTCGACCTGGCTTGCTCACCATCTTCTGCAGCTCGGTCTGGAGCTGCACCATGACCTCGAGCGCGCCGACGTTGAGCGCCGCGTCGAGTCGCGCCTTAATGGCGTTAGCGTTAAATGTGTGACGGGCGCCCATTAGAGCGGCAGCGTCCTTGAGAGGGCGAGCCGCATATGAGCCACGCCGTCGCCCGTAGAGCGCTCGTCAGGCGTCCGGACCTCTTGGATGTCCCAGTAGGTGGTCCCGACGAAGAGGCGGTCCTGAGGCGCTATAGGCGTTCCTACGGGCACGTACCCTACTGCGGTTAGCGTGTTGCGCTGGGCGCCCATCATGTCCGTCTCGGCGCCGCCGCCCTGCTGCAGGTAGACCGTGAGGGCGGTGATCGCGTTCGTGTAGGTGTTGATCACCGAGCCGGTCGTGTCCACCGTGGTCGTCGGTCGCTGAGTGGTCGCCGCGATTCCGTACTGAACGATCAGGCTATCGACGCTCATGCGATCTCCCGCCAGTCGGCGAGGAGGCTTGCCATCGTCGTGTCCATCTCGGCGCGGTTGGCGCGGGTGTACGAGTAGTCGCCCAGGCTCTCCGAGGCGAGCCCCGAGTCCCTGCGGCGGTCTCGGTACATCATGGCGGCGACCTCGATGCACGCCTGCTCGATGTCGTCGGGCACGGTCGCGTAGCCGGCGGTGTACTCGACGAGCACGCTCTTCACGGCGCTAGGCATGACGCCACGGTCCATCGGCCACTGCGCCCACCACGAGGGGTCAATCGACAGGCGCCCCGTGTCGTAGTCGTACGTGTACTCGCTCGCGGTGTCGGCGGCGAACAGCGTCACGGTGGCGAGGATCGTGTCCGCGCCCGCGCGAGGGCGCAGCTGCACCGAGCGGATGTTCTTGCCGAGCGAGCAGGCGAACCCGGCAGTCGAGCCGATCGCCGTCGCGAGGCTTGTGCTCGTCGGGTAGGTGCCGAGCGCAAGGTTGGTGGTCGTGCTCGTGCCCGCCGACGTCGTGCGCGTCAGCGAGACGGCGTTGGTGCCCGTCTCCTGGTTGACCGCGATGCTCGCGCGGATGTCGGTGGCGTCTCCGCTCGACACCACCAGCGCCGCATAGTTGCCCGTCCACACGTTGGTGACTTGCGTCACGGGCCACTGGTGCAGGCGGATCGTGTCCACGCCTGCGCCGCTGCGCCACTCCGCGTAGGAGCGCGAGAGGATCTGCCGACCGACGTACGACTCGATGCGCGCCGTCGCGCGGTCGATCGCCTTCTCGAGCACGGCGTCATCCGTGCTGGTCGAGATCCCGATCCACGACTTGAGGTTGGCGAGCGAGGTGAGCGCGTAGGTGCCGACTGCCATGCCCGAACATTAGGACCGTGCGTACCACGGCTTGCCCATGCTGTAGTACTCGCTCGTGCTTTGCCACTGCCGGCGCAGGTCGCGGTCGATCCACGCCACGACGAGCTCCGCGTGCCCGACCTGCACCTTGGGCGTGAGCCACGCCTTGAGCCCCGCCTTGTCCCACTGGCGCCAGAACCAGATGTCGTCATCGACGCGCCCCTCGCCCCAAGTGCCGTCCGGCGCAGGCTCGCCACGGAACCACGGGCGCTCGACCTTGCGGAGCGCCTCGGTGCGGATGAGCGTGAGCCCGAAGTGCGCGGTCGCGACCTGTAGCGCGTCCTTCTCGAGCTCCGTCGAGAGGATGCCGTGCTTGAGGTTGCCCTTCTCGTCGCGCATCGTCAGGAGCGGCGACGTGCGCTCGCGTCCCGCCTGCATCGGCGCGAGGATGTCGAGGTCGTTGCGCTCGGCGATGTCGCGAAGCTGCACGATGTCCTCGGCGGTGAATAGCGTGTCGTAGTCAGTCGTGACGATCCACTTGAGCTTGTCGCTGCGCAGCGCCTCGCTCATCACGCGGTCAATGCCCTGCGTCCAGAAGACGCCCGTGTGCCGCGTGAGGTTGATGCCCAGCGCCTTCGTGGCGACCGCCGCGCAGTACATGTGGTCGGTGAACCCAAGGCGCGGGCAGGTCTGCACGAGGTGCATGTCGTCGTACGTCGGCAGCTTCGCGGGCACCTGCGCGTGCGGCTTGCGACCCTTGAGGTTGAGGCTGATCGGGTGCCGCGAGCAGTCGTCCGCGTCGCCCTCCCAGTGGCAGACGGCCTCGAGGCCGCACTGCTCCATGAGCCCCTTGAGCTTCTGCGTCTGGTAGATCGCGTGGTGCGCGTCGTTGTGGTCGGAGTGCCCGCCCATGAGCATCCCCTCGAGGTTCATCTCGCCGCCGCGACCCTCCATGTAGTGCTCGACGATCTTGTGGAAGTCGGGGACCGCGATGCGCAGCCAGCCGCCGGGCTTGAGCACGTCCACCCAGTGGCGAAGCACCTGCGGCGCCTCGCAGAAGGGGATGTGCTCGAGCACATGGCTCGCGCGGATCTCGTCCGCCGTGTTGGATGCGAATGGCAGCGAGCGGACGTCATGTCCGAGCGCCGCGTCGATGGGCGTGTAGCCGGGGATGCGGGTGCTTCCTGCACCGAGGTCGAGTTTGAGCATGCGCGGAAGATAGCGCACCAATGACACAGGGGCGACCCGAAGGCCGCCCCTGCGTCGGTGTGCGTCGTGCGCACGGTGATCCGCCGAAGCGGATCGGATGGGTCAGCTGAGCGGACCGTCCGGGTTGACCACGAGGCCGACCGAGGTCGAGCCTGCGAGGTTGGCGCCGTCGGTGCCGAGCTTGGCGACTGCCTCGCTCGTCACGTTGGGCGACTGGGCCGGGCGGCTCAGGTTGCAGGTGAAGGCGTAGGTGATCGTCGTGACCGGGCTGATCTGCAGGCGCAGGTAGCGCTGCTTGCCCTCGAGGTCCACGTTGAACACGTAGGGCTGCACGTCCGCCGCCGCCGTAGCGACGTTGGTCGGGATCGTGAAGCCGCCTGCCGCGTTGGTGCCGCCGACGTAGCCGGTGACATCCGAGAACGAGGAGGTCGTGTCGCCCTGCGAGATCTTGAGCACGGTGGGGATGTTCGTCGCGTTGTTCGCGATGCCGGGTGACACCACGAACTGGGCCGCGCCGAAGCCACGGGTATCGACGATGAACGTGCCCGTACCGCCGTTGGTGACGGTGGCGGGGTTGGACGAGATCGTCTTGACGTCCTGGTTGTAATGCATGGGGGTCTGTGTCCTTTCAGGATCAGAAGGTGGCCTTGATCATCGCGCCCGCGACGGAGGCGTCTCCGACGTTCGCGACGTTGATGTCGAACCGCTCGGTCCCGCGCACCACCAGCTCGTCCTGCTCGAACGCGTTGAGCGCGCTGTTGCTGAACTCGACAGTCGTGGAGCGGCGGTCGCCGAGGTACGCAGCGAGCGAGAGGTCGCCGAAGAAGGCGTACGTCCCGTTGTCGGACTCGCTGACCGTGTAGGCCTCGGTGAGCACGACGGGATAGCCCATGAACTGCAGCGAGCCCGGACCCTCCTGGATGTCGCCGAGCATGTTGCCGTTGGCGCCCTCAGCGAGGCGGAGGAAGGCGTTGTTCCACACGCTGCGCTTCATGAACCACTTGGTGTTTGGTCCGTCCGCCCATGTGGCGAGCTTGCCCACCACGCGGCGCAGGTCGGAGAGCGTGAGCGTCGCGAGGGTGGTCACGGCAGGAGAGGTGTCCTGCGTGCCGCCTGCGCCGATCGCGTTCTTGAGGCCGAGGATGCCGCCGTAGGTCGAGGTGCCGTCGCCGTCGAAGCCGCACTCGTCCTCCTTCTTGGCGAAGCCGTACGCGATCTCGTTGGCGAGGTCATCGCCGAGGGCGACCACGTTGTCCTCGTTCAGCTCGGAGCTGATCTTGGTGAGGACCATGAGCTTCTTCGCGACGAGGTTGACGCTGTCGAAGGCCTGCTGCGACTGCGTTCCCGCTGCCGCCTCGCCCACGAAGAACGCCGTCACGGTGCCCGTGCGGCGCGGCATGCGCTTCACGTCCGAGGACATGGGCACGATGCGCGCGTTGGCGCGGAACACGCCGTACTGGTCGCGGAGCGTGATCAGGCTGTTCTCGAACTCGTCAGGGACGAGGAAGCCGCCTGCGGTGTTGGAGCCCTCGATGTGGCCCTTGGTGACAAGGACATCGTGGTCGGCGCACCACTGCGCGGACTTCTTCGAGCCCATGCACGCCATCGCCCAGCGGCCGAAGCGGTACGCCTCGTCCACGGACTTGAACGCGCGCAGGCGGCCGTGAACCTTGGGGCTCTCGACCTTCACGAGCTTTGCGGGCTTGGAAGCAGACTTCGCGATCTCGTCGCGGATGGCTGCACGGACCTCGGAGGCGACGCTCTTGGCGTTCTCCTCGGGCTTCTCTTCTGACATGGCGTCCTCCTCGACCTGTGCGGCCGGGCTGATGGTGACCTCGTAGTTGATGGCGGACGGGTCGAGCACGTTGCCTGCCTCATCGACGACCATGCAGTCCTCGAGGAACAGAGCCTTCGCGCGCTCAAAGCCCTTGGCGCCCTTCTGGTTCGCGAGAGCCTGCAGGTTCTTCTGCAGCTCGGCGACGGTGATGTTGCGCATTGATAACGCTCCCTAGTGGGGTTGGTTGCTTGGAGTGAATTGACGTTGCCGGCGCAGGTCATTCGTCCGGGCTTGCGCCCACCGACTCGACCAACCGATGCCACAACAGTAGGCACCCATGAAACACCACAGGCCGCCCACAACAGGCGGCCCGTGGCAAAGGAGAGAGTCTGTGGCGTCAGTCGGCGTAGAGCTGGCCGCGCGCGCGTGCCATCTCGTCGCGGACGATGCGGGTCCGGTCCACGTCGCCGAGCGCGGGGACCGCGATGCTCACGCGGTACGAGCGGCGGATCGGGGCGGGCGAGTCGGGCACCACGACGCCAAAGCGCTTGGCGGCGGACGGGGAGCATAGCCCCTTGCGGACGGCGGTGATGATCGCGTCCTGGTTGGCGGGGATGCTGACCACCGACACCTCGAGGAGCTTCCACTTGCCGTAGACGCGGCGCACGCCGTCGCCGTACTTCTCGCTGTCGGCCTTGGACGCGGGGCGCGCCTCAAGCCCAAGGAAGCCGATGCTCATCGTGTTGAGGGCGCCGAAGTCCATGAGCGCCACCACGGTGTCGGGGAACCACTCGCCCTCGTGGG